TTGTTGCTTGGTGCGCCAGTCTTTCTATTTGCTTATTTAATGTCATATACGAAAAAAGATCATAATACACTAAAAGAAGAATTCGAGATGTGGGCCTTTAATGGCCCTCTTGAAGGACGAGACAGAAAAGAGCTGGTTCGTAAATTCTGGAATGAAAGGCATCCTAAACACCCCGTCTTTGTCACCGATCATCTAGAGGATGCTTTAGGGATGATGATTAACCTGTATGCTCAAGAAAAAGGGCTAAATAAATCGCAGGTTGCCAATATAAAGAAAAAAATGTATAGGTAATATTACGCTCTTGCCCTGCGTTAAGGGCACTACATTCATAGCGTTAGAGGAAATCGCTCCCCTCCATTGGATATGATCGAAAATTGACGTAAGTTAGGCTCGTCTACCGATCATCATATCGTATTAAACATACAGACCAAAAGGTTTGAGATGTCAATTACGACCACGGGTAATTTGGGCCCGATGATCCTCCAGTCGCTTGCGCCTGCGATGCTCTATGTCCCAACCCCATCAATGAACTACATCACAGTATGTGATAAGGTAAGTCTACCATCAAATGGTGGTACAACTTGCCGTTTTATGCGCCCTAGGGCGTTAACTCCCCCAACAATCCAGTTGGGAAATTCTGGGATTGACCCCCCAGCACAAATTCCACAACGCGACATCATCGATGCACAAATGGCTTTCTTCGGTACTGGCTGTATCATCAACGAACAAGTTGTTCTCCAAGACCAAGAGGGTGTATTAGCATGGGTGTCTGAGCGTCTAGCTGTTGCTATGAGACAAGCAGAAGATTTGATCCTTAGGGACTATATCGTTTCTGCCGCATCTCAAATCAACGCTGGTGGCGGATCTAACGGATTCAACCCTACAAACTTAGGGATTTCCGATTTCAGTCTCGTTGCAGCAACCCTAGATACAAATAACGCTTATAAATTCATGAGCGGTATCGAAGGTATGGATCGTTTCGGTACCGGCCCTGTGCGTTCAGCATACTTTATGCTGTCCTCAACAGAGCTACAAGGCGATTTCGATGCTCTAGTTGGTAGTGGATTCCTCTCTCAGTGGAACTACCCCACAAACGCATCTGCGTTGCCATCAGAATATGGATCTGTTTACAATATCCGTATTTTGACAAGCTCCGAGGCTCCGGTTGCAAGAAACGCAGCTACAAACAGCTCAGGAACCTTAAATGATGTTTACTACAACACCGTTTTAGGAAAACAGGCCATCACACACATCGACCAAGACGGCTACTCAATGCGCTTGATCTATCGTGATCCTAACTATTCAGGTATGTTGGCTCAGAATGCTACGCTAGCGGTTAAATTCGCTCAAGCGCAAGCGTTGACTCAAGATACAGCTATCAGAAACCTCTTAAGCACACGCTTAAGCAACTTGGGGGTTTAAGATGACTGAATATTCAAGAGCGGCAAAAGGTAGATTTACATCTACAGGCGGAGCGCAGATTGTTAATCTGCCTTTCCAGCCTGATTTTGTAAGAATTATGAACTACACAACATCCAACGCAGCAGCAACTTCACAAAACGTCGTTGCAGCTCAATGGGATGCTAATATGGGACAGGGATTTGCTATCCAACAAGGATATAACGCAACTCCTGCCATTATATGGGACACTGTTATTGCTAACGGTATTAGCACATTTGCAGCAGGTCAACTTCTTCAATATGGACCTACTTTAGCAATCAGTGGTATCACCAAGGCAAATCCTGCGGTCGTTACTACCACAACTAACCACGGTTTAACAAGTGGTGACGTGGTCGTTTTCCAGGGTCTTTATCAGTCTACTACAACAGGTATGCAGCAAATCCAGGGCGTTCCTTTTACAGTGACCGTGACAGGTTTAACAACCTTCACAATCCCTTGGAACACCAACCAATCGAACTACACTGCATTATCTGGGTCTCCATCAGGAGCTACGGTTAAGAAGGTCTTATACCCTTACCTGTATTTCCCTGGAACCACAGTAATCAGTGCAATCACAACAGGATCAACCACAACAATTGATACAACGGATGCACATAACTTCCGTGTTGGTCAAGAAGTTGCGTTCCGTATTCCTAGTGATTGGGCAACAACCCAGTTGAATTCATTGCCAAACCCACCAACTCCTGGATCTCCGATCTATGGATACGTGATCGCGGTAACGGATTACAACACTGTTGTGGTCAATATCGATTCTACTGCTTATACAGCATTCAATAGCAACGTAACCTTTGCAGGTTCGGCAGGAAGATCCCTTCCTCAAATCGTAGCTGTTGGCGATGTAAACACTGGTGGACAATTGATATCGGCTGGTTCAGCTCTTTATCCTCCTCCTGTATTTGAACCAATTGGAACAACTGAGGTGAATACTATTAACGGGCCTGCCATCCGTGGCGCGTTCGTCAATAACACATCTCAAGGTTTCATTGTAGGTATTGGAGCAGGTACGAACCTGACAACATCAGTGCTTGTAGGGGCTGCAGGGAATGTAATTTTCTGGGAAGCGTTCCTACATGATATGAGCATTCCTTAATACATTGAATTAAATCTTTAGTTAATGCATTTTGAGAATTGTTCTGATAGGGTGCCCTTCCGAGGGCCCCTATCTCCCCTTTAGAAATGAGGCAACTAGATGACCTTGACAGGCGTAATTTCTTATCCAGTACCACCATACGCAAACGTGCCAATAGAGCCTCAATTCTATCAACCAAGCCGTTTTGATGTCTCTGCTATTACTAGGGGTCTAACGACACAAATAACGACCTCAGAGGATCATAATTACGTGATAGGCCAACTTATAAGACTAATCATACCGCCAATTTTTGGGTCATATCAGCTCAATGAGCAGCCATCTTATGTAATTTCACTCCCATCCTCTACAGATTTAGTTACTGATATGGACTCCAGGCAAGCGAATGCCTTTATCCCCACCCCATACACAGCAGATATAACGAACATAGTCGTTAATACCCCATCCTCAATCACGGTAACTGCAAATAACTACTTCAACAGAGGTGCTCTAGTGGTATTTAGTGGCGTTGGAGGAATGACTGAAATCAATACTCTCGTAGGCACAATCGCAACTGTTTCCTCAACATCATTTACTGTAACTATAGCAACAGCTGGTTTTTCTGCTTATGCATCAGGAGGCGTTGCATCTCTATCAAATGTGCCTCAAACCGCAGCCCAGGTGCTAGCCGTTGGAGATATCAACAATGGGATTACATCATCTACAGGTCCAGTGCAGACCTCTACAAACATCCCTGGAAGCTTTATCAACATATCACCGAACTAAAAAGGAGTGATTTACATATGAAACCAAAAGTAGACGTGGAAGGCCAACAAGAACTTGTTAAAATGGAAGAGCAATTTCAGGTACAGGAGAAGGTTATTAGGTCTCTTGACCTCGACACACTTAACAGGGCTCCTATAAAGGAAGTTGCTCCGCAACATCCTAATCAAAAAGATGGAGAGATTTACATTAAGCCACATCGTGCAATCGGAAGTAAGGAAAAGTTTAACGATGCCTATCGCAAAGAATACGAATTCCAGAAGGAGTACGTTCTCTTTCAAGCTCAAAACAACGAGATCATCGGTGAAGACATCGATATGTGGACAAAGCCTTTCCCTGGCATGCCTGCCGAATGGTGGAAAGTGCCTGTGGCGAAGAAGGTTTGGGCCCCCAGATATGTTGCAGAACAGATTAAGCGTTGTAAATATCACACCTTAAAAATGGTCGATAAAGCAACAAATTCAGATGGACATGGTCAATATTATGGCACTATGTCTGCTGAATCGACAGTTCAACGTCTGGATGCGTTGCCAGTATCTACACAAAAATCGATATTCTTAGGAGCATGAAATTAATCTACTGCAAGATATTATTACCTACGTCCGTAGGATAATCAAGAGCCCTTCGAATGCAGACATAACCGATGACCTGTTGATTGACTATATTAACAGGTTTTGGATCGCAGATGTCGACGCGCGCATGCAAGTCTTCGATTTGAAAACGTCATATCAATTCCAGACACAACCTGGAGTTGATCGCTACAACATGCCTTTATACAACTTACAGACCCAAACAACAGGTGTTAATGCGCAACCAAGCATTGCATCATATCCTGTTTACCAGGGATTTGTCTCCCCGGCTTACATAAACGGCATCCAAACACCATTGCAGACACAAAAGAATAATTTCTTCAATGTCTGGCCGAATGTCACACAAAATGCGGCCACCTTTACTCAAGGTAATGGGACCACTGGTCCATATACCATAACCGTACCTTTGTCCCCTGGAAATCAAACCCCATTGAATAATCCAGTTAACGCAATATTGCGAGGGCACGTGGACATTACAGGCATTATTGCCACAGCCGCTAATGTCGATCCACCTGTTGGCACAACGATCAATACCGCGATCCCCACCACGAGTATCTTTCCTGCTGTTTATTTCACAGCAACCAATACAGACGGAAGCAACATTGTTGTCAGTGACAGTGGTCAATTCCTGACTAGTAACATTAATCTTGGCCTTCTCATGACCCCGGGGTCGGCACCGTATGGGAACACAGCATTAGTTAACGGCTATACAACCACGCAAAATACCATCAATTATCTTACGGGTGTTGCCACTAATGTGTATTTCCCAACAGCTATCCCTTCAGGGGTGACAATCTATTGCCAATATTATTATTTCCAAACAGGTCTTCCACGGTCCATATTATATTACAATAACACTCTTACACTACGCTCGCCACCAGATAGGCAATATCTCATAGAGATGGATGCTTATCTGTCCCCTGCCGCTTTCTTCAACACTGAAGCCGCTATCCCCTTCGGCTACATGGCTGAATACATTGCGCGTGGCGCAGCTAGAAAAATACTATCTGACACTGGCGACGTAGAACAATTCCAATTCTATGAACCCCTCTTCAAAGAGCAGGAGCTACTTGTTTGGAAACGCAGTCAGCGTCAGTGGACAAATGATCGCACGCAGACGATTTATAGTCAAGGAATCAACAACGGACAGAATGGTTTAAACAACATCGGAGGAACATCCATATGACGAACTTCAAATACAATCGAAATACTCCAGATGGCCCGAATAACCCATCATCCGATCAACCTCTAATGGAGGAAAACACTAATTCTATACAAGATATTATTGCCGTGGATCATATCACTCTTGCCGTAAACAATGGAGGTGAGCATAAAGCAATTCACTTCAACATAGACACAAGTTATGTTCCTGTACCACCTGTAAGCCCTCCGCAATTATTCATTAAAACGATGGCTCCAAATGCGGGTATAGGTTCTCTACCAGAGCTGTTTTACTATTCAGGAAATGCTGCTCAAAGCTCAACGCAATATTACAATACAAGCGTAGCATCCTACAGCACCTTTCTCTTTGGTGGGATGATTATCAAAGGTGGAACTTTTATAGGAAATAATCCAAACCCTGTAGTGACTGCTTATGCTGCTGCTTTTCCTAATGCCACCTTAGGTGTATTTATTACTCCTGTAACTAATGGTGCTGGTATAAATTTTCCATCTGTAATAGCAAAGACAGCTGCGTCTTTTACAACAGCCGCCACTACAGTTGGGACGGTTTGGCAATACCTGGCAATAGGATATTAATCACATGGGTCATAAGATCGTTGTCGGACCTATAAATCGCGGTTTAAGGAATGATGTAACAGCATTCGTGATCGACAATGACTCATTTCCAAGATTAATTAACGCATATCAATGGCGTGGTCGTGTAAAAAGAAAGCGTGGAACATCTCTCTTAGTACGCCTACAACGTTTTTTTAACTCAACCTCTATCTCTTATAACTCTGGCTCGACAACCATAACCCTAAACGGAAGTGGTGTTGGTAATTTACTTACTGGTTTCGGACTTCAATCTCATGGAAATATTGTTCCGGGTACTGTTACGTTGACTGGACCTGGAGGGCCTTTTACCGATCCGACACTAGACGGATATTTAACACCTACAGGTACAGGTGGAGTCAACACCATCAATTATGCGACGGGCGTTATTACAATCCCAGCGCAAGCGGGGAGTTCCTACACAGCTGTTTTTATTTACCATCCAGCTCTCCCTGTAATGGGTTTAGAAGAAGAAGAGGCAACAGATATTGACTTCCCGCGCACTCTTGCATTCGATACGGTATATTCTTATTATATCACGCAAACCGCCCCTAACATAGCCTACGACGTTAGTTTCTACAAGAACCCATCAACTCTTGGAATGCCTGTTAGTTATATTCCAAAGACAACCCCGACACCAACTACATGGAATGGAGCCAATTATCAGCAATTTTGGACCACTAATTATCAAGGTGCCTTGTGGGCTACAAACGGCATAACGATACCTTTCTCGATCACTAACATCGGTATGCAATACAAGAACATTACAGGTGTCGCCATACTTGTTCCTGGGCCTCCTGCAACTGCCAATCTTACAATTGTAGCTCATGGGTTGGTTGTAGGGGATTTCGTTTATATAAATGAGGTCAACGGTATAACTGGAATCAATTATCAAACAGGATATGTGACGGTTGTTGTAAACGCAAACACTGTGACGGTTGTCTTTCCTAATGCTACCTTAGGAGGCGCTTATACAACTGGCGGCATTGCACAGTATCTAACAAATCGTGCAGACGTAACAAAAGACAGCCTACGTTTTTTTGATGGTGATCCAACGAACGGTAACCCTACAAGCCCTACACTAAATGGTGGGCATGGATGGGTCAATTTCGCTCCACCATTATCTAATTCAATATTTTCAATATCCAATCTTCCAGCGGCCAAATACTACTTGGTTGGCGCTAGGATGATTTTACCTTTCAAGGATAGGCTTCTTTTCTTTGGGCCAGTCGTTCAAACATCATCACCCAACAGCCAAATATATCTTCGAGATACGATAATCTATAGTCAGAATGGAACTCCGTATTATACTTCTTCCTTCACCGGTGATCCCATATCCTCTCAAACAATATTTACCCCCTTCTTGGTTCCAGATAATCAGGTAGCAAACGCTCCTGCATATTTCGAAGATGTCTTTGGTTTTGGTGGGTTTGTCAAGGCTGGCATCGATCAACCCATCGTTTCGGCTTCTTTAAATGAAGATGTGGTGATCTTAGGCTTTTCTGGTCTTCAAGCTAAGCTTATTTATTCTGGTAGCGATCTTGTGCCATTTAACTTCTTTTTCGTTAACTCGGAGTTCGGAACAAGCAGCACATTCTCGATCATCAATATGGACCAAGGGGTGATGACGCGCGGTTTCAGAGGTTTTATAATCACAAGTCAAACACAATCTCAACGACTAGATCTTGAGATCCCTGATCAAACTTTTCAGATTAAGCAACTTGATAATGGTGCAGAACGCATAACTGCTTTTCGGGATTTCATCACGGAATGGGCCTATTTTACTTATCCTGTAGCGACTGCAAATGCAACATACCTTTATCCAAATCAGACATTACAATATAACTATAGGGATAATTCATGGGGTATTTTCGATGAGACATATACTACGTATGGACTATTCCGAAGACGCACAGGATACACCTGGTTAAATATCGGAAATCAATTTCATTCATGGCGTCAATGGAATGAACCCTGGAATGCTGGCTCTACCACTCTACTGGCTCCTATCGTCATTGCAGGAAATCAACAAGGGTTTGTGTTTACTAGAGATGATGGAACAACGGAAGAGTCCTCACTTGCAATTACCAGTTTCTCTGGAAGCACCGTTACTTGTTATGATCACTGTTTAAATAACGGTGATTTCATTATCATTTCGGAATGCCTGGGAACCGTTTCTGCCCAAGTCAACAATAAGATATTTTCTGTGACTTCTGCCACCAAAGATACATTCATACTAAACCCTACACTGTTGGGATCTCCGACATATCTAGGATCTGGATTAATCACCCGTATGTACGTTCCATTTATCCAAACAAAGCAATTTCCTTTGGCTTGGGATATGGGTAGAAAAACACGCCTTGGCCCTCAGCAATATCTTCTAGAAGCAACTGAAAAAGCTCAAGTAAGTTTGCTTATATTTTTAAGTCAAAACGCGTCTAGTGCATATAACGATGGCCCTATCGTTCCTAGCGGTAACGTAGTTAATAGTTCCTTGATTTATAGCACGATACTCTATACATGCCCAGAAAGCATTAATATAGGCCTAACACCATCTAACATAAACTTGCAAACCCCTACTGCAATTCAACAAGACCAAATATGGCATAGAAAAAACACCTCATTGATTGGCGATACTGTACAAGTTGCTATTACACTCTCAGAAGATCAAATGCGTTCTCTTACCCCTGGAGATATCTTTGTGACTATTACAGGTGCTTCACAAGCATATCCTTGTGTTTTGAATGCCGTTAACACTTTAAGTGCGGATGATCTAATACAGATAACCGGTGTGCAAGGCATGACGCAGCTGAATTTTGATTCTTCCTTAGCAAATCCAAACAACTATAACATCATCTCAACAACAGCAACAACAATCACGATTGACGTCGATTCCACAGCATTCACACTTTATACTTCAGGTGGAGTGGGTGTTATTGTAGCGCCCGATTCACAATTTGCCGAGATAGAACTTCACAGCTTTGTGTTAGACGTATCACCATCTCAACTACTTGTATAAAGGCATTAACATATGAGTTCGAACATTGTAAACCAGATGCCCTATCTGCGCACTTCAAGAGAATTCCCTGCTGAACTTAATCAACTTACTGTAGAGGTTAACAAGTCATACATCGACACCAGCAATGCCGTTAACACACGCACTATAGGCATATTTACTATAAATTCTCCTGCTATCAATGGCGAAACATGGTTCGTTTCTAGCCAAAGACAACAAGGCTTGCGTCAAGTGTACACATTCACTACGACAGCTACCATACCACTAGGATTTAAGATAAACACCATTGCAGGCTTCACACGCTTCTTTGGAACATATCTTAGCGTTACATCATGGTATGGGCTCATACCTGCCACAAACGTAGCAATAGCGGGACAAATCACATTCTGGGTTGAAGTCGATGGAGCGTCAACAACTTCAGATAGCATCCGTTTCAATGTTGGCGCTGGCGCCCCTGCTCTTACATCCGGAACCCTGGTTATAGAGTGGATCGGACAGCCATAAGAAAACATAGGTAATAAATTTATCTTTACGCTATAGTAAAGGAAACAAGACACGCGAGGTGTTAAACATGTCATACGGTCTATCAAACCCATTCTCTGGGAAAGGTCCCACAGGTTCAACAGTAGGAAACATAACCCCAAAGGGCATGAAGCTTGGGCAACTAGGAAACTTCACGCCTGAGATGATGAGCCTATTCAAACAACTATTTCAGCATGTTTCTCCTGAAAGCTATCTATCGCGCTTGGGTGCCGGGGAAGAAGGAATATTTGACGAGATGGAAGCGCCTGCCTTTAGACAGTTTAATGCGCAGCAAGGCAACATTGCATCTCGTTTTAGTGGCATGGGTGGCAAAGGAAGTTTTGGATCTCGACAAAGCAGCGGCTTTCAAAATGATATGTCACAAGCTTCATCAAATTTTGCTCAAGACCTCCAATCAAGGAGACAGTCACTCCAACAACAAGCCATCAGAGAATTGATGGGATTAGGTAGCAATCTCCTTTCACAGAGGCCCTATGAGCAATTTTTAGTCGATAAGCAGCAGAAGCCAAGCGCATGGGGTGGCTTTCTAGGCGGCCTTGGTGGAGCAATACCAGGGGCTATTGGTGGACTTCTATCGGGTGGGCCAGGAGGTGCGGCGGCGGGCGGAGTTGGTGGTTTTGCATCAGGAATGTTAGGTTCTAGACAATAAAGGGAGAGCAACGAAATGGTACAGATCTATCAACAGGCCGCAGAGCCCCCTTCAGCCGCTTCTCAATTCCTAACGGGCGTTGGACAGGCGATCCCCTCGGCGGTGAATCAGTATTTTTCCAAACTTGCTAATCAACGAGAAGAGACCGCTGCGAATCAAGCAGCTAAACGACTAGGCATAGATACGACAGGATTAGATCCAGAAACTCGTAAACTACTTTTGGGACAACATTTAAAAGGCCAACAAGAGCAAAGTTTGCTTCAACAAAAGATGTCTCTGGAAGGTCAGCAAAAGTCCAAGAAGGAAGAATCTGAGAAAATAGAGGACAAGAAGACTTACAAAACTATAAAAGAAAATTATGGCGAGAAGGCGGCCAATTTATGGCAGGCTATGCCTACTGGAGCAAAGACCAAATTAGCTGAAAACCTATTTGATATTTCCAAAAGACAAGGAGATGTTAATCAACTTTTCCCAGGAGAAGAAGCTTTTACAGGTAAGGAAAAACAAAAAGAAGCATCAACAGAAAAACCAATACCGCAAATGAAAAATGGGGAACTCCCTAAAGATATTGAATGGCCTGATTTTACTAAACCACCACAAGGATATTCGTTAAAGGATTGGAAAGATACCCGTAATCAATGGAGAAAAGAAAATTCAGACATCTTTTTAAAGAATAAAACATCTCTATATAATGACAAAAGAGATGCAGCGGATTTCAAGCGTCTTGACAAATTAAACAAGAAACTTCCGAAGGGCATAGAGAGTTTAATTATTAATCCGGAAAGCGGAGAACCTTATGGGGCCGCTCAATTGGCCGGTGTTGTTTCTCCTGAAGTTCAAGAATGGGTAAAAATTATTTCTCGATTTCAGAATCGTGCTAAAGATGCGTTTGGTTCACGCGTAACAAATTTCGACCTTGTTTCCTATATGAAGCAATATCCTGGACTTCTGAATAGCGAAGAAGGGCGTTCACGAATAATAAAAATGCTTCAATTAAATAATGAAATGGATACCGCATACGAAAACGCCCTAGACAAAGTCTATAAGAAATACACTCTTGAAGGGATTCCTCAAGAGAAAGCTGATGAATTGGCTACAATGTTAATCCAAGATGAGACTCATCGTCTATATGATGAGTACCTAAATCTAGATAATGAAAATCAAATGTCTTCTCTAGAAAAAGAAGCTGAGGACGCTTCCAGAGTCCAAGTGATGGATGCGGATGGAAATGTCGTTGGAACGGTAAACGCTAATGAAGTTGGAACTTTGCCAGCAGGATATAGAATAAAATGACGATGCCATCTTCATTTATACCTATTGAGAAAAAAAAAGAAAAATTCCCCTCCTCGTTTCGTCCAATTGAAACTGAAAAGAAAAAACAACCTCAAGAAAAGCAGGAATCTACTGGGAAATCTTTAGCACGGACAGCTCTTCAAATCCCACAAGGGATAGCTGAAGGTACAGGACCCGGTCTTGCAGCAGGTTTGTTTCAATTATTAGCCATGGGTGAGAGCGATTTATCCCCGGAAGAATTCCATAAGTTAAGACAACTAGCCGAAGAACAAGGTGGTCAGTTTGATGATGAGTCTTATGAACAGGCTCGTCAAAAAATGCTTGGAATGATACCAACTGTTTCTAACATAGGGCGAGAAGTAGAGGAACGAACAGGAGCACCATTAGAACCAAAGGAATGGTACCAGAAGTTGTTACGGTTAGGTTCAATGTCCGCTAAGGCACAGCCAGGCTCGATATCTCAAAAAGGAACAGCAGGAGTAGCGGCCACAGCAACATCATACGGATTGCAGCAGGCTGGTGTTCCAGAAGTCTTCGCTGATCCACTAGCATTGGCTGTCGGTGGCGTGGCAGGGGCAAAAACTCCAAAAGCAGAAGTTTCTCTAACAAAGAAAAAACCTTCTGGATTACCCGAAAGACAATATGAGAAACTGAAAGAGCCTCGCGCTGTTTCAGAAGGAAAAATAGAAAAGATCAACTCGAAATTGGAAGAAGATTTCCGCAATATTTCGGAAGATATACTTGCTACGAGCCCTATAGAAGACACGCGCGCAGCTATAAGTGACAATCCTAAATTTAAAAGCGAAATAGCTAAAAAGTTCAAAGATGTTCAAGAATTAGCCGAATCCATTCCTGATAAGATCCATACAGATAGCGTCAAGAAATCTTTGGCAAAAAAGATATCGGAAAGAAAAACCACAGGATTCGCGCCGAGTGAATATGAAAAAGACTTGAAGAAGTTCATCACTGGTTTCATAAAAGAAACACCATCAGCTGAAGTTGGACCTTCGGGTCTTGTCGCGAAATATAGAGAAAACAACAAATCTCTTAGCGAGTACTTCTCTCCTGGTGAGTCCAAAGCTTATAACAGAGCAAAAAAAGATGCACTTTTAGAATATAATCGGGTCATTGCAGATACGATTGAGAAGGAATATCCGGGATCTGAGTTTAGCCAGCTATTTAAAGAAACGAACAAGCAATGGGCTGATATATCAGACGCCGAGTCTATCGACACATTCATCGACAGCCTATTCAAAGAGGGCCCGCAATTCAAAAAGGGACGAAAGATATTCGAAAGCGAGAATCAGGCTCGTCCATTCAAACGCGCTATGGGTGAAGCCAACTTTAAGCGTTTTGAAGGATTGATGGCAGATATGCTAAGTTCAGAAAAACCCCACTCCATGCTAAAGGCAGCAAAGAAAAAAGGGTGGTCGGACTTAGCAAAAACAGGCGCTTTATATGTAATTTCTCCTAAGATTGCATTTGGTAAGCTAGGCATCGATAAGCTAAAGTCTGCTTATAATGGTCTTGTTAACATGCTGTTGGATAAGCCTCAGCTTGCGCTTACATGGGAGAAAGGATTAAATGATCTTAAGAAAGGTGATTTTGCAAAGGCAGAAAAACAATTCGAGGTTCTTGAAAAGGAACGAGAGCGTATAGAGGCCCTGGGTAAGTTTAACGAAAAGATAAAAAATAGCGAAGATTAGTCGCATCAATCAGGTACGTTGAATGGGTTTCCTAACATCAAATATAAAAACCAAGCTCCTTTCCCTATAAAAAACAACCCTACGCAAATCAATACAAATGTTCCCATCTTATTGTCCCTCTGCCTTTTTCAAGCTCTTGTCTTCTTTCATTACGCAGCAATCTTGTGTATGTAGAATAACCTCAACACCATAGAGTCTCTTGTCGATAGCGTGTAGGTCGTTTCGTATTCCTTTGATTTCACCGTCTACTTTATCGAATCGTTCATAAACCTTATCGAATCTTTCGTCGATTTTATCAAGTCTTTTGTAGATTCCCTTACCTATAAATCCGATGACACTTACGATTATTGTAGCCAGTACACCCATAAACCAAATTATCATTTCATTCATTTTATTTATCTCCTTTTATTTGTATGAACGGGACGCTCTCCCCAGTAACAGAAGGAAGCTTGCCATCCCATTTCTGAACCGCTTGCCATTGTATTAATTCTTTTGTAACAGATTTTGAAAGCAGATGATTGGCTTCGGACTCTGATTCCGCTTGTACCACAGCACATCTTGCCTGACCTTCGGCTCGTGCTATTTGTTTCTTTGCTTCGGCCTCAGCTTCTCTTAGCTCGTTTTCTCGTTGCTGCGCTCTTTGGTTGGCTTCGATTTTGGCGTTTAAGGCGGTTATTACTGTTTGAGGAAAGTGAAATCTACCTATAAGGTATATTCTACTTACTTCGATTCCAATAGGAGACAAGTCTTCTCTAACGTGTTTTTCTACGTTATCAAAGAACGCTTCTTTACCACTTCCGTACAGGTCCTCAATATTTACACGTGAGGCAGATTTATTAACTGCATCTCGAATGAAATTACGAATAAATATATCCGTAATTTCTGGCATTCCTCTTCGATATCTCTGAAAAATAATAGGTATTGCTTCGGGTTTTAAATGAAAGGTAATCCCGACATCTGCTGATACTGCCATCCCTTCGGTGGTTTGGAAATTAAACCCATCTTCATCACCTTCCCAAGTATGGTTTTGTTCAAAAATTGGAAATGAATAGACGTTTTTCCAAGGAGCTATCCAGTGCATTCCAACATGCAATTCTTTTTCTTCTACCCCTTTTTTATCTCCTAAAAGATCCACAACGACTCCAACATTTCCAGGTCTTATTATGTTGAAACAGGAAATCAATAAAACAAAAAAAGGTATTGCAATTGCTAAGTAGATCTTCCAGTTTTTCATTTTCATCTTACCTTTCCCCTTTTCTTTTGTTTCTTTTATCCAAAGCAACCTCGTAGATATGATCTCGAATGCCTCTTATCATATCTTTTCGCTGTGTTATCTTTCGTTGTTTCAGTTTGTATTCTTCACTAGTACTTTCACCCATTCGCGTTTGGAAGTGTTTAAACCCCATCAAAAGATCTTCACGCGCATTTATGAATCTCTCATTATCGTACTCGGGCCATACCCCAAAGTCTTCTTTGTTAAGTTGGATTGAGTAAATAACGTTGTGCCAGTCGCGTGGGCTTATAGTAGCCATCTTTCCTCGTATTTCGTTGCATTGATTAATTTAATCTGCATAATTCAGCTTGTTCCCTTTTTTTCAACTCCCGTTGCTATGGAGGGGGCCTTCCTAGGCCCTCTTTCCTTAATACGTTGCTGAACCATCCTATCGATTAGCTTATCACCATCATATGCCATCATACGCTCTATTTCGGACTTCAATATACGTATAGGGGCTTTCTTGCTATTGCTTACTCGTAGTGCATTGATACGACCCACGCGAACAGCATGATAAATCGTATTGACGTGCACCTTTAGCACAACGGCCAGCTCGGCTACGGTATAAAACTCAAATTTTTTATTAGTCATATGTATCACATCCTATTAGCCTTATGATATCACTGTTTGTAATTAAAGTCAACGGAAAGGGAAATAAAGATTTGTGTATTGACTATATTAAATAATTAATTCATTGTGAGCCTAAAGACACAAACAGGAGTTTAGTCATGCCTTTTGCATATGGTTTAGCAGGTTTTGTAAGCGTTCCTCAAGGTGCTGTATCTGGCCAAGGTGCTCCAGCAAGTACTTTTAGAGGTGATTTGGGACAACAATATTTTGACACCTCTACCACTCCTCCAACAGAATATATCTATAACGGTCAAACCTGGCAGTCTGGCGGTAACGCTTATGCTACGACAACTACTCCAGGTATTGTCCAACTATCCTCTAACGTTGTAACAGACCAAGCATCGACAACTCTGGTTCCTTATGCAAAGGCCGTTTATGACTACGGACAATCTTTGGTGTTGGCTGGCGCGAATATCGCACAAACTGGCGTTACTGGTATCACTAACCTATCAACCGATGCGCAGGCCGTGGCAGGAACAGCCACCGTGCCCGGCGTAACAGCGCTAGCCATTCAACCAAGTAACCTAGCAGCTGTTTTTGCTGCTCCTCCGGCAACTGGCGGAACAACACCGGCAGCTGGTGCATTCACAACACTCACATCAAACAACACAACCACGATCGGAAACGGAAGCGGTATTGTCACCACAATCGGTAATACAGGCGGCGCAGCTGCGATTGTTTTGTCGGTTGGTACAGGTAACTTTGCTCTTGATGGTGCAGCCACTTCAACTTATGCAGTTGGTGCCTCTACCACAACCGGAACAATCACAATCGGTGGAACCGCTCAAACGGGCACAATGACCCTTGGTTCTTCTTCAGGAACGAACATTGTAGCGATCGGCGCGGGCACTGGCGCAACCACCGTTAATATCGCTGGTGGTGCTGGTTCAGCCAAAGCAGTCAATATCGGAACGGGCGCAGTTTCTAATGTACTTACTCTCGGTAGCGTTTCATCAACATCTGGTATCTCTCTTCTAGTGGGTACAGGTAACTTCGCCTTAAACGGCGCAGCAACTTCTATCTATACTGTTGGCGCAGCGACCACTTCTGGATCAATAACAATTGGCGGTACAGCTCAAACAGGAGATATGGTTCTTGGCTCATCTTCTGGTTCGAACGCTCTAAAAATCGCAAACGGATCTGGCGCTACAACATTAACAATCGCCGATGTGCAAAATGCGGGCTCTGTCTCAATAGGTGCTGGTATGATTACCGGCACAATTTCTGTCGGTGGTACAGGTGCTCAAACAGGTACCATCACGATTTCTGCATCGACAGCAGCACAGACAATTGCGATCGCAAACCTAGGTGGTCTAAAAACAATCGGAATCGGTAATGGTGTTGATGGTAACGCAATCACTATCGGAAATGGTATTAATACAACTGCTCAATCAGTATCCATTGCTAACGGAAACTCAGGTGCTAACAGCACCGTAAGCATCCTTTCCGGAACAGGTACAGCAGGCGCAGGCGTATTAGCTCTTGGTAGCAATACCCGCGTAACTACTATCGGTATCGGTAACGTAGCACCAGCTGCCGCAAGAACAATCACAATAGCAGGTGGGAACTCAGCCCAGAACGATACTGTTAATATTCTTAACGGCGCTCCTTCAGCTAACACACAAACAGTAAGTATCCTTTCAGGAACAGCCACAGGCGGTACACAAGTTCTTAACTTGGGTAACACAATCGCTGGTGGACTGACCGTGAACATGGGTAACGGAATTAACAGCACGGCTCAAACTATCAACATCGCAAATGGTGCATCGGCTGGTGACTCAACGGTTAATATTCTGTCTGGTTCTGGTTCAGCAGGCGTTGGTATATTAGCCCTAGGTAGCAATGCGCGTGTAACTACTGTTGGAATAGCTAACGTAGCCCCAGCAGCAGCTCGTGTAACTACAATCGCAGGTGGTAACTCGGCTCAAGATGACACCGTAACAATCCTTGGTGGCGCTCCATCAGCTGGTACACAAACAGTAAACGTATTCTCTGGTAACGCCTCAGGCGGTACTCAAGTGTTTAACCTGGCCACAGGAACAAACGCGATGGCCGTTAATATCGGTACTGGTGGAACAGGCGCTAAGACAATTGCTATCGGGGGAACGGCTGCAAACGTAATCACGATCGGTAATACCCAAACAACTGGATCAGTGACGATCGGTAACGCGCTAACCTCAGGAACGATCACACTAGGCGGTACAGCAGGAACAGGAACAATCACCGTCGGTGCTGCTACAAACGCAACCGGCCAAACAGTTCAAGTTCTATGCGGTACATCTAACGCAGGCGCTAACATAGTTAACATTCTTAATGGTACAACACCTGGTGCAAGCACAACCTTGAACATCATGAACGGTGCAGCTTCCGCCGGTACACAAACATTCAACTTGTTGGCCTCAGGAGCTACTCGTGCAGGTGCCGTAAATATCGCAACTGGCGTTGCAGCTCACGCCGTGATAATTGGTCAAGTGACTACAACAATTGCTCACAATGGCCCTACAACCATGACACTAGCCTCTGGAACAGCTGTTGGACTTACTATCAACACAGCATCAGGAACAGGACGCTGCTTAAGTGCAACCTCAAGCGGGGTGACAGTACCAGATATCGCGTCACTTGTTGGCGGTATCTTAGTAACACCAACCGATGTAGTGGCAGGCGCAAGCCCTCAAACAGCTAACAACAGACACTTTAAGGTAGCCTTTAGTGGTGTTTCGATTGCGGCATCTGCTGATCAAGCTTTGGTGATCAATAACTCAACAATTACAGGTGCTTCAACAGATATTATGTATACCTGGTTTGGTACAACAACTGGTTCAGCCGTATCCCTGAAGAGCGTTGTAAACGCTGCCGGTCAGTCAACATTGACATTTACGAACGGCGCTGGTGCGACCACAACAACATCGAACATCACAGTAATCGGATGGGTGATGAACTAGTAGTTGAGTTAAAATTTTAAAGTATGTAAACAGACCTTGGCATACCAAGGAGGTTTTAGATGCTAAAAAACTGCACTAGACTAGAGTGTATCGTAAATGGAAAGACAGGACACTTCTATTGCGATATGGACACCCAGTTACATGAAGCTAAGGAAATGATCTTCCAATTTCAAAAGTATATTGGGTTGGTAGAAGATCAAGTACGAGCACAGGAAGAGAAGAAAGAGGAAAGTCCAGAACAAGAAACGGCTTCAGATGAAGTGATTCACGTTGAAGACAACTGCTGTTAAGGAGAAAGACTAGATGAGTTATTCACAACGTATAGCATGGGAAACATTGAGGACAATTGACTCAGCAACCTTCACAGGTTCGTATCAAGCTTTAGGCACTCCTCTTCTACACCCCTCCTATATATGCAAGCTAGTGAATAACTCTACTGTCCTTGTGACGATATCAATAGATGGTATTAACGATATGGACGTAGCCCCAGCTTCATCTTTTTGGCTCTATGATGAAGGTAAAGCAGGACTTAATGCTGCCTACCCTGCTTTACCGCAAGGAACCCAAATATTAGTCAAAGGATCAGCAGGAACAGGATCGGTATATTTGGTATCGCAATATATCATTCAACAATAGGTAAGATGTAATGAGCCAAGCAGGGATTATAAGCACTTCATCAGGCCCAGTACCTCCTATAGTAGCTACCTCATATGTAACCGATGTTAATAGCCCAGCAATCCCAACGGCTAACATCTTAAACGTTCTAGGTAATGATACTACAGCAAACAACGTTAACGGCGTTCGTACCGACGGCTCATCGGGTAGCAATACCCTAACTATTCAACTTACCAATAGATTGCAAGGAACGGTTACAACTGTAGGGTTAATTACTTCTCCTATGATTACGTTCACACCAACTGCAACGGGAACATATGCTATCGAAGCGCGCATTTCGGCATATAATACAACAGGATCTCTTGGTGCTGGATATAGCCTTTTTGGAGCTGTTCGTTTTGACGGAGCTGCATCAAATATATGTGGTACTGTGGACAGGATTGTTGGTGAAGAAGGAACAATGACATCAGCTAATGCTAGCATTACAGTGTCGGGAGCAAACATCCTTATCAATGGTGTAGGATATGCGGCCCAAACAATAAATTGGAGCGGTGTTGCTCTATATACATTTATAGGACTGTAAAATATGGCAGGCTTTGACAATGATGTAGTATTCGCAAAAAACGGTGATTTTTCTTCTATTGATAATCAGAATGCTTCCGAATCAAACGGTTTAATCACAAATGGCAAACTCTGGATTGGGTCAACAGCTTTAAACGCCGGTAGCACCCATATAAACGTAGGGTCTATAACCTCAACAGATAGCTCAATCACAATTGGTTACTCAACACCAAACATCACACTAGTCGTCAACGGATCATCTGTAGGCAAAACAATAACTGGTGACAGCGGAGGCGCGATAAGCCCACTTGCTGGTAACTGGAATATATTCGGCTCGGTAACGGGAGCCGGAACCAACCCTGTCTCGACAGCAGGCGCAGGAAATACTCTAACTGTAAACGTTCAACGAAGCCAAGCAATTGCAGCCGCCGATATAACAAAGCTTGGAATTTCTAACTTCAGCAGCACGGATTTTGCTGTCGCCGTAACAGGATTTGTCACATTAAGCTCTACTGGTGCCGGTAAGACGATAACTGGCGACTCAGGAGGCGCCCTATCGCCTACTGCTAATAACTGGAACATCTTAGGCCTTTCGGGAAGTAAGACGTCTGGATCAGGAAGCACACTAACTGTTAAATCTCCCCCTTTTTCACAAGTAGGATCAAGCGCAACAAGCTCCCTAAACACAGGCGAATTCGTAACAGCAGCCGTTACTAGAACGCTTCCAGCAAGTGCCGGTTTGGCAGATGGTGATCTATTCATCTACGTATGCACAACAGCAAACGCACTCGTTATCCAGTCCGTTACAGCCCAGAAAATACGCGTTGGTTCTCTTATAACAGCTGCCGCAGGAACCGCAACCTCTACAGCAATTGGGGATAGTCTTACATTGCGTTTTAATGCCACCGACGGATTTTTTTATGCTGTCTCAGTGATAGGAACATGGTTAATAGCATAAGGAATATGATATGACATTTACACATGCCTTAGGGACAAATAACTATGGACCAGCCAAGTTCATCGTAGATGGGTCAGCCGCTAATGGTACACACACAACGATTGCAGCGGCCCTAACATCTTCGTCGAGCGGTGACACAATCTTTATACGCCCAGGAACATATACAGAAAACCTTACTCTAAAAGCTGGTGTTAACTTAACGGCCTATGGAAGCGATTCTTCTGCAAACCAAACGGGTAAGGTTATTATCAGCGGAACATGCACCTTCACCGCCATTGGCTCTGTCTCCATTTCTGGTATTCAATTACAGACTAATTCGGCTGCATTATTGGCTGTTACAGGATCGGCCGCATCTGTAGTGAACCTGATTGGCTGTTGCTTAAATTGCACAAACAATACAGGAATCACATTCTCATCTTCAAGCGCAACGTCTGGTATAAACATTTTGAATAGTACTGGGGATATCGGAACGACAGGAATAACCTTAGTTGCCCACAGCGGTGGTGGACCTCTCTATATTATAAATTCAACCTTTCTAAATAGTGGAGCCTCATCCACGGCTTCTACAGTTTCTTCTAGCGCTGCTGGCATTCTATATTCCTTTTGGTCTTATTTCCAATTTCCTTGGACAAGCAGTAACACCGGGATTATTCAATTTCATTATTCAGAAATATATTCTGGTTTTACAAATTCAACTGGAATAACTCATGGATCTACTGGGTCCAATTGTTTATTAATACAATCAGCAGTCTCTTCTGGATCTGGATCTGCTATTTCCATTAGTGTAAATTGCACTTTGGCACTATCTTTGAGCACCATAGCCTCAACGAACACTAATGCGATAACAGGAGCCGGAACATTACGAAACGCTGGAATATCTTTTATAGATACAAGCTCTTTAATTAATACCACAACTCAAACAGCAAGAAACTTTGACGTAGGCGGAATTTCCTTCGATGGTGGAACAACTGTTATGTCGACCTATTTAACAGGAACCTTTACACCGACCATCTTTGGCTCATCAGGTGCAGGGACGCCAACATACACAGCCCAAAATGGTTATTATACTCAGATCGGCAATATCATGCATATCATTGCTATTGTTGCCCTATCAGCGATCACTTCTGCTACAGGAAATGTTAGCGTAGGCGGTTTCCCGGCAACCATTAAGAACCAAACTAATGGTAATCCTATAGGTCCATTTGACTTCAGTTCAGCTGGTTACACTTGGACAGCTGGCTATACATCTACAATGCTCCAAGGGAATTTAAATGCTATAACTGGAGCCATTATACAGAACGGTTCCACAAAAACAGCCGCTTTGCTGACTATTGTCAACACAGCGACTACTTTTGATTATAATCTAACCTATCAAGTATGAAAAAGAGGATCATTCATGAACTATTACGAAGCACAAGATGCCTTTAAGAAAATGTATCCAGATCGCTTGGTCACCTTTGAATTCGATGAAAAATGCATCAGGCGTATCGAATGTGTTTATACCGATGGCGAAATGCATATGGGTAACCATATCGAATACCGACATGTAAAGGTCATTCCTGAAGGAATGCCATCACTATACGTTCCTATTGATCCACATCGCGAAATCATTACAGCGGCCACGGTAAAGGCCAAAATACCCAAAGACGCGGTATATGTTCATCCCGATGAGCTAAAAATGCTAAAAGAGCTAAAGGATTCCGATAGCCCTTATTACACAAGCAAGCTCTATGAACTTGCTTCATATGCAGGTATTGACTCCGAACAGATAGCCGCGAGTATTCTTAAATAATCCGCCAACACTCAACTGGTTTCTTGCGATAAGCATCTAAATTAACACCTTCGATCTCTGGGATCTTTGCGTATTCAACTGTCCCTTTTCGCATATAGCGCGTTAAGGTAAAACCAGCCCCCTTACAATTTCTTCCCTCGGCCATGGCTATTAATTGTTCCATATATTTATCTTCTTCGCTTTCAAATAACTTTCGTTGTTCTCTGCTCAATTGGAAGTTATTCATCAATTTAGCCCATTCTTGGCTATCCATCTTGATGTAATCTCTATCTATTAAAGCCGGCTCTTCGAAGTTCTGAAGGCATTTCCAGAAACGCTTCTCTTCTGTGATTAATCTCTTGGCCTCTTCTTTTACATCTGACAAAGATAGATCGACCAGAGCAACATCACCATCGCTACGATAGCTAAAATAATGGATTCTGTTCGCGTCGGCAACGAGCATTTGCTGGATAAGTTGATAGATATACTTTTTTGGAATTTTGTTATTAACCGCCAAACCATGGTCTTCCTCCCCTGGGCATTTGATTTCTACGATACTCTTGTTATCTTTAGATATCCCGTCAAAGCTTGCCACCATGAAAGGATGTTCTAAACTCTTAGCAACGGCCGGCTCTACATGTATACCTGTCATCTCGATATACTTCTGTCTCGCCCTTTCCTCTAAATCAATACCGCGACGCATCGCAGCGCTTGTGTATTGTGAGTTAGACAAACCAAGCTTCTCTTGCCATAATTTGTATGGCGTTTTCCATGGGCTCTCATTCATAATCACAGGGGCGTCACTCGCCCCTATGTGTTGTTTCCTAAAGTCTAACCAGTCTTGGGTACCTTGCTTTAGGTCAATCAGCTGAAAGGTCATTTTGCGCCTCTGTGTTTATATTTTTATTATACACTTTTGCCTTTTCTATCAAAGCTTTCTTCTTAAGTCTATCGTATGCCTCTCTAGGGAAATCGCGATAGGTGCTTATTTCTTGCTTAACCATAAAGTCATGCACAGTCGCCACAAAATCCTCTGAACATTCAGAAAGCAGTTCACCAATTTGTTCGGCTTCTACGTCAGTTATCTCCTGCTTTCTGGCCGTTTTGTCCTTAATGTCCACGATCTTCTTACTTGGCACTAGCTTAGCCTCATGCACTGATGGTCCGTCATCCTCAACAGACGCCATCTTGGTAAACTTGCCACCATCAACCGTAAACGGATCTTCCCCGTCGAATAACGCTTCTAGGTTAATCGGCCTTTCGTTGAAGCATGTGACGATATACGGATCTATGGGTTTATGAGGCACAGGGTTGACTGCATACTCGGTATCAGTACCTTCACCCGTCTTCATGATTTTAATGTCATAGCCGTAAGGAGAACCCCAATCCTTGTCATTACACAACGACTCAATGCTTTTGCGTATCGTCGCTTGCGTGATCTGCATGATCTGTATCTGCTCTTCTTGATGGTTGAACACAATAAACGCCCAAAAATGACGCACCGGTTTCTTTGGGTCGTATGACTTTACAGGCTTGTTATCCATGCGGTATCTAACCGGCTTCTTATCATGCCAGTCCTCCCATCCGAAAATAGGCTTTGATAAGATGCGCACCCGGTTTTCACCTTCTGCGATCTTAGTGTAATAGCTAGCACCCTTAGGCGCCTGATATCCTTGTGGTAAGAAACTCATCTTTTTTCTCCTTTTGTTATTTTATTCCTTTGGCGTGCCACACATGTAGCTTCCCAAAACAGACACTATCGTACCATATACGGCTATTAAAGTCAACACATACGCATCTATTGACGTTTATCGGCGTTGAATATACACTGACCATACCAACACAAAGGTACAACCATGGATTTAGACGAATATGTTTTTTTTAAAAAGAAAAATGATAAATCGTTCACAGATAAGAAATTCGCGGAGATGCTAGGCATCACAAGAGATCACTTCTATCGCCTAAAAACAGGCAACAGATCACCAAGCGGAAAAGTAGCTTTCTTAATCGACAAAGTCACAGAAAAGAAAGTCGACGTCATGGAAATGATCCGCCGCTTCTATGAAAAAACCCCATAAGCACAATTGCCTATGGGGCCAATAAGAGAGGTCAAGTTTCTCTCTATATCATAAAAGCAAACAGCCCGCAAACTTTTACATCTGCGGGCCTGCCTCTTTCTTGTTCTACTTGCTGTTTATCCTATTATAGATTACAACACAAGGCACATGAGCGTGTGTAATGTATCCATAGCAGCGGGTACCACACACTCATTTAACACTCCACATCACTAGAGGTTTAAATGCAACATCAGAATAGCATTGCCAGCCCTTTTTCACAACAAGAAAATATCCTTGATAGTCACTCTGGAACAACCACATCATCTGTGCCCCCTGAAGTCTATGAAATGGGCAAGCTTCATTTCGAAGGAAACGTAATCCCCCATACCTGGTATGAACATATTAGATTCGATAATGGTAAAGTAGACCTGGTCTCAATAACCCTTCTTTCTGAGATCGTCTATTGGTATCGACCAACTTATGTAAAAGATGAAGCAACAGGAAAGGCAATTGGACTTAAAAAGAAGTTCCGCGGCGATGCGTTACAAAAATCCAAGAAAGCGCTAGCTGATCAATTTGGTTTTACCGAAAGACAGGTTAAAGACAGTCTTGCTCGGTTAGAGGAATTAGGTCTAATCATAAGAGACTATCGGACCATCGAAGTTGGTGATGGATTGCGGCTTGGTAACGTGCTTTTCATAAAAATAAACCCGACAAAAATAGCCCAAATATCCTTTTTTGAACGCCAGGGGTGTGACGTTCAAACGTCAGACCCGGTACATTCAAACGTCGGGGGACATGCGTTTAAACGTCAGACAAATACATATACTACTACAGAGACTTCTACAAAGAAGACTAAAACACCCCCCTCCCCTCAAGGGGGGGAAGCGACTGACGTCGCTTGCGCGTGCGAGCCATCCTTAAAGAAAAAGAAAAAGCAAGTCTCCTTCACGCCCTTAACTCATGCAGTCTGCAAGGCAGTTAAGGAAAAGATGTTTGCGGCAAAGAGCGACTATCAACCACCCAATGATTTAACCTCATGGCTCACCTCCATAGAGGAGATGCTTGTTAAAGACAAAAGAGCACCAGCAAACATCATAGCTGTTTTGGAATGGGCTCTTGCCGATAACGAAATCCGGGGCGACTGGAATGGTTGGAGCTCAAAGCTTATGACAAAAAACCCAGCTGGGTACCTGCGCATCAAATTTGATAAGATTGAACAAGGGATGAAGGCAAAGAAAACAAGGAAGTTTGCTCCTTGCTCTGATGATCAGAAAGCAGCTGACCTAATAAGAGAGGGAATGAGAAATAGTATATGAAAACCCTAAGCACCATAGCAAAAAAACAGTTTTTATCAGAGGAAAACGAAGGAAAAATCGTTGAACTTATGGCTGTGTTGGGTGGTTACCGAAAGCTTGAGGAACCAACTCTATCTACCGAAATATGTTGCTCAATCTGCTCAGGAACAGAGCACGGAGCGCCTTACTATGACCCACCAACAGACAACCGCAGAGTGTGGATTTGCCACAATGGCCTTTGCGGTTCCAACAATCGTTTTTCTAGCCATAGGGCTACCACCACACCACCCACACAAAAAGAAGCGATTCTATGGCCTTTATTTTGCGAAACAAACGGTATTGGCGATATCCATCATAAGGTAAAGTTTGACAACCTCCAACAAGACGCTTCTAAAATAGATTGCCTTAGGAAATTTTGCAAGCATCCTAACGGCCTAATTGTTATGTACGGGGACCCAGGAACGGGAAAAACCTATTCAGCAATGGCAACATGCCAACTATTTACAAGGAAAAACCCTTCCGCCATTTTTAAGACTCAAAGGCAATTGTATGAGGAATGGCTGGACCAATCCAAAGCAATGAATTGGTCAAGTTCTTTACAAAACTGCAACATTCTTGTGATCGACGATTTCGGGACAACCGAAACCACACCAACCTTCATGGCTTTTCTTATGGAACTAATCAATAGAAGAACGCAATGGACAGACAAAGGAACCATCCTAACAACCAACTTAAACGCCGACATGCTTGCAAAATATTGTGGTGAAGCTCTTAGCGATCGCCTCAAAACTGCCATATATTTCAACTTCACAGGCAAAAGCAGAAGAAAAACCACAATTTTATAAAAAAGAGAGACAAAAAAAAAGGAAATTGATATCTAAAACCATAAAGGATAAATTTTATGGTTGTCATCAGCATCGAAGCATATCAGCAAATGCGACAACGCCCACGAGCCAAATCTGGATGGCGTATCATCAATGGCCATGAATACTACTTTCGCAGTGCATGGGAAGCAAACTATGCTAAATACCTAGACTTTCTTGTCTCAACGGATTCAATTCAATGGTGGGAATACGAGCCCGAAACCTTTTGGTTTGAAAAGATCAAACGCGGGACGCGATCATATCTTCCCGATTTTAAGATCTACAACGCCGACGGTTCTCACCACTGGGTCGAAGTCAAAGGGTATATGGACCCAAAAAGTAAAACCAAAATCAAGCGCTTCAGAAAATATTACCCACAACAAAAGCTTATTGTGGTAGACAAGGACTGGTTTAAGGAAAACAAGAAACACGCTCAACTTTTAGGATGGGAGTAACATGAGAGAAACAATGGCGATAGCCCTAGAAACGGTCTACCTCTTTTTCTTTTGCCTACTCATCTGTTTTCTTTGCTGCCTCACTGGTTGCACATTCAATTTCACCGACACCGATGGAAACAGCAAAACAGAAGTAAATCAAAAAGCCGAACAGATACCTAAGCTAAACCCTGAAGAATCAGCGAACCTACTCAAACTTTAACGGAGAAAGAATGAAAGAAGAGGAAAAATGGACATCACTTTCCAAAAACAGACCAGAAACAGGAAAACTAGTTATTGTATGGAGAGGAAAAAAGAGAATATATTGCATTTGCCGAATGGAAAAACAACCAATGCCAGCGCACAAATACCCTCTAAAAGTAGATGACATCCCAAAAGAACAAGGAAGAATACTTAAGTGGAGAAGCGTTAGTGGAAATTCACTTAACATAGACATGAGCGATCATTGGATGCCCATTACTCCTCTATCAATAACAGAAACATTCGAATAAAGAGGAAAAATGCCCCTAAAAAAAAGTGGATCAAAAAAAGCGATCAGTGCCAACATAAAAGAAGAAATGAAAAGCAAACCTCAAAAACAGGCAGTTGCAATCGCTTTAAATGTAGCACGTAAAGCAGGCAAAGACATCCCTAAGAAGAAATAACCTTCTTATCCTTTTCCCTTTCCAACCTCTCAAGAAATAGCGTCTCAAGCATCTTGCTAATTGTGACGCCCTCCTGCAAACACAGGTACTTGAGCTTTATCAATAGCTCCCTGTCTATCACCAAACCACAACGCGCCTTCTTATCCATGCGGTCTCACAAATTTAGCAATCTTGAGCTGCGATTGATAAGGGAACCTAACATCTAATTGCGAACATAAATCCTCAAGTAACCCATCAAAACGCGACGCGTTAAAAGAGATATCTCCATAAGCCTGACCCACTAGTTCCTCCACTAATTTACGACAATCCATCAACAAGAATACCTTATTGTCGCATTCATCGCACGCATAAATAGGTGCAAAATCTTCATCCATATACATTATTTTTCTCCTTTTTTGTACACATTGCGTTAACATACACATGTTTCGTTCTTTTTTTGTGTATATACTTTCCACGCTTTAGCCGCCTGTCGTATTACGTGCAGAGGTTAATCGCCGTACTCGCATAGATCCAATATAACACGAACGTGTATTTATACGCAAGGGTAAATATACGCATGTGCATCCACTAAAAAAAGTGTTGCTCTTATTTCTCCCTTGTTTTAAATAAAAAGATAAACAACCCTATACTCTAAAGGATGGGACAAATGGACAAACAAATACGTAAGATCGAAAAGCAAACAAAAACTGTCGAGAAAGGGTTAAAAGGCCTAGAAAAAGAAGATAAGAAGCGCGACAAAGCCGTTAAAGCTGGCAAGAAAGCCATGAAGAAGAAGAAATAAGGACTCTATGGAACATATAGCAAAGAAGACAGGCAAACCCGATAAGCGTATTAAACGACGTTTTCCCAAAGGATGCGACGCAATAGGTCGCCCTACTAAAGTTATCGATTGGGCTAAAGCAGATGAGTTACTCATCGCAGGTTGCTTGGGTACCGAAGTAGCCTCTTATTTCGACATGCACCCTAATACATTTTACGATAAAGTAATGGAGAAGCATGGGATTTGTTTTACTGAGTATTCAACTAAAAAGAAACAAACTGGTGAATCAATATTAAGATCGCACCAGTATGCTAAAGCGTTGGGACTTACTAAAGATGGCGATAATACGTTATTAATATGGCTTGGTAAACAAAGGCTGAACCAGCGCGAAACGGTCGAAGAGGTGAACGTGAGCGAGACAGCCGCTAAGAATTTTAACGCGTTGATACACCAGCTTAACAACCTTCAGGAAGAAAAGGAATAGGCGCGTCATACCTCTTCATGTTTCTTAATCATGTCGTTGAGCTTAACCAAGATCTCCTTAATTTTCCGATATACATCTTCTTCGGCGTGCTCTTCCCATTCTTTAGTCAAGAAGTGCTCGATATCGATATCAACCTTTGCATAAGGCATAAAAAGAGGCATTATGCAGCTAAACACAACGGTTATACTGAGCCATAGCTCAGGCTCAAGATCTTCGCCCTCCATACTTTCGCCTGCATAAATTGCAAGACAGGCAGCGAAGCTAACCAAGACGGCTAACACCTCCGTCCTTATTGCATCACTTGGCATGGCGTGGTTTATGCGTTTGACCAACTCATATTCTTCACTCATTTTTTGGCCCTGTCTTGCTTTCGTATAGCATTACCAGGAGACCAATCGCTGCCACGAAATCATAATGCGTGATGTAGCTTGCCATAGCATGAGATGGTAAGCCTTCTATGGACTCAACCATTAGCTTTAGTTGTTGGAGTATCTCGTCAGTAACAGGTGGTTGTTTAACTTCCGACATCTGTCTCATCAACTCCTTTTAAGGATGCGCCATTAGGCCCAATTGGATTTGGCGCTGGCGGAACATAAGGGTCTCTTGGATGGGGTATGAAATGAGCGCCCCAGGCCAAACTTTTTATATATGTCTTTTCTTTTTCACGCTCTATTGAAACATGGAAAGCGTAGGCAATTAAAAACACAACAGCAACAACTGCAACTGTAGATAGCGCGACAATGGCTTGTTGTCTTGAATCGTTTAAGTTCATATCTTTCCTTTGGTTTTATTATTCAAAGACTATTACCACAATGTCATTTTCTGTAATGACACGCCAATCTCCGTTAGATTCATCTGAAGGCGGGACTATAGTACCCGCATAGCGGCTTGACAAAAGAACTCTATCTCCTATCGTATAAGGCCCTTCGGCCTCTGCTCCAATCGAAAAAATAGTTGCATAGGTAGGCAGTTTGTTATTGTCAGGCATGATTAGTCCGCTTGCCGTTTTCGTTTCAGCCTTTTCAACAACTACCAGGATGCGTTTTCCGGTCACAACATAGCGCATAACAGTCTCCTTTTTTGCTTGTCCGTTGTCCTTTTATACCTCTTATATTATATTGCCATTTATGGACAAACCCTTATCGAGCAAGCAGATCGAGTTTCTAAAAAACTCAACAGCTCATTGGAACCTAGCGCATGGCTCGGTTCGCTCTGGCAAGACTGTGGGAACACTATTTCGTTTCATGCACGCCTGCACACAATGCCCAGATTCGCAGATATTTATGGTGGGTCATTCAAGCGACACTATCTATCAGAACGCCATTCGTTTGCTTCTAGAATCACCACAACTAGAGGTTTTCAGGCCCTTTTGCACATGGTATGCAGGTAAGAGACAGCTTATGTTTCGCGATAAAGTGATAACAACTTTAGGTGCGAGAGATGAGGGCGCGATCGGCTCTTTTCAGGGAAAAACCTTCAGTTTAGTTTATTGCGATGAGATGACACTATATCCTGAGAGCATTATCGACATGATCGATACGCGATTAAGTAATCCGTATAGCATGGGGTTTGCAAGCATGAACCCTTCACACCCGAACCACAAGCTTAAAGAGTGGATTGATAAGGCAGAGGCCGGTGACCCTAATTATTATGCATTGCACTTCACCTTGGAAGACAACCCATTCGTCGATCAATCGTATAAGCAGCGCATAAGAGATAGCTTATCCGGCGTATTCTACAAGCGCAATTACTTAGGCCTTTGGTGCCTAGCTGAAGGGGCTATCTTCGACTTCTTCGACAAGAAGATACACGTTGTTAAACGCCCCCCAACTGCTGCCGAATATTGGGTAGCTGGTATTGACTATGGCACGTCGAATAACTTCGCATGTATGCTCATGGGTGTGAATACAGGGCGTTATACGCAGACAGGACCCCAGCGATGGTTTGAGAAAGAATATGTATGGGACTCAAAGAAGAAGGGGCGCCAGAAGACTAATAGCGAGTATGGTGATGATGTACAGGCATTCCTAGAGCCTTATGGGGTTAAAAGCGTATATGTAGACCCAAGCGCTGCAGCCTTTAAACTTGAGCTACGCAAGAGGGGATTTCATGTAATAGATGCTAACAATGATGTATTTAACGGCATCAACTTCATGGTATCAGAAGTACAAAAGGGATCTATACTCATCTGTGAGGCTTGCGAAAATATGATACGCGAGGTAGAATCATACGTCTGGGACCCTAAAAAGTCCGAGAAGGGCTATGATGAGCCGTTAAAGAAAGACGACCATTGCATAGATGCGGCACGTTATGCAGCCTACACACACAGGATATCGGTATATGACGAAGCAAGAGATCAACAAAGAGCTAGAGAATGGCAACAGAATAAATATGGATCAACAGGGAGTAGGTTTTAGATGTTAAATAATCAGCCAAGCAAAGAAGAAATACTAGAAGCTCTTAAGGAGGGGGTAAAATGTGCCTTTCACGAGATGATGGAGTCCGGAGATGGTTGTAGCGGCCCTATCCGGACCGAAGAAGTGATGGAGGCGATACAGAGCGGTATATATAGCGCCTTTCCTACTGTTTCTGAAGATGATGTAAAGACATTAATGTATCACGCATTTGAAAGGGCATTATCAAGATAGTATGCCAAGGGAGAAGAAATGGATTGTGAGTATGTATTAGAAGTGGAATTCGAAGGCGGAATGCCGCATTCATCAATAGAAAAGGCAAAACAACTTATGGAATCGATATGGGGATTTTGGCGAATGATTTATACACATTTACACTCAATTCCAGGTATAAATGGGTATAAATAGGTATAAATGATATGAACGCATAATCTCTTGGTGTTGATGAAGAGATAAAGACTATATCCTTGCATGCTTCACACTTTAGGAGAAGCATGACTGAATTATCAGAAATAATATTTATGGTATGTTGGGCGGTAATAGTGATAACATTTATTATAAAAGCACCAAGATGAGTTTTCTCGATATTGCCAAAAGGAGGTATAATGAAGATACCAAAAGCCTTTACTGACGATTCAGATTTAGGAATGTGTTACGAAAAAAAAGTTATCATTGTAGAGAATGTTTTCTACAATGGAGATTTGAGTGATCAGATAAGACTTATCCATCTACTACTGCAATGCATGAAAGAATCTAACCAATTGAATTCACATAACTTCCCATTTTATCAACTCAGAGTACGTCCTTCTAGGATTTACGAAGAACAACCTGAAGGTATTTGCTTTGAGCTAAGATGGGGAAATAGGGAAGAATTAAAGGAAACGAGTTAGAGTAGATTTAGGAGGTAGTCATGTGCGCTGAATGCCAAGTAAAGAAACCTGAATGGCCACTTAGGATAATATGAGTGATTTAAGAATAAGGCCCTCTCTAGAAGACGACCAAGAAAACACACAGAAGGCCTATGGTCTTTTATGCGATCTTGTGAACTCACATCCAGATATTGAGCCTACTTTGTGGGCGGATGCGTTATGGACGGCTATACTTGACTTCCGTCTTCTTCCGTGTTAATTTCCTAGTTAGACAACTTAAAAGGGCTGACTTGGATGATTGAAGAATACTTATCACAACATGAGTCTAAGACTTTGGAATTCAAAGAGAACGCAAGATCACTCTCTGGGGTAGATGCTTATCTAGATGCAGGTTTTTCCTGGAAACAATTTGTCCAAGAGCTAGACAAAATTGGCGAACACTATAAACGATATTTTGATAAATGAAATATAAAATCTTCCAAGCGCGGAACGTGTATGGCCTCTCCGTTAACGGCCCCCTTCGTTTGACAAAGCCATAGGGTTACTTAAACGCGCATGCGTCCCTTAAAAATGGAGGGTGTGTTTATGTGTGTTTTGTTAGGTAGCCTGCAACCTGGAGGCCCCAAAGCAGGCTTTTTTAGGAGACAATGAAAAAAGATAATCTACACCAACTTCGTTATATGGTAAGTCATAAGAAAAAAATTTCCAATTTCCCTGTCGCTTGGGGACTATTGATCAGCGAGATAAGGATTTTGAAAAACGACATTAAAAAGATAAAAAAGAAGAGAAGTAATAAGAAATGATGGGTAGAAGTGTAACTATGACACTGCTAGCAATTTATTCGTTTTTATGGGTAATTCGAATGCACTATCAAGAAGGAAAAGGAAGATGAGGAATAAGATAGATGGATAAATTTGCAGAATACTATAAAGATGTAGAAAAACAGAAAGAACTCTCTGAATATGTACATGTTAATTTTAAGTTGATTCACACAAAGATGATATCTGAACTCAGAAGAATGTTAGATTTAACTCCAGACCTTACCAATCCAGATGGTTATGTCTCCTTAATGGTCAGTTTATACGGAAGAATGTTTAATGAGATGGTTTATGGATTAGCAGGGATTTCTCAATCCACAAAAACAAAGGTTGCACAAATTATCCCACAAAATACAGTGGATATACTATTAGATCTTTTGCAGGATAAAAATCCTTTAAATGGAAGAATTAGATCAGATATTAAAGAAGATCTTGAGGGATTTAAGAAGTATTATTTAGAAAATATTGATATGTTAAGGGAAATTACCGAAGCTCTTCCCAAGGAGTGATTATGTGTGCTGAATGCCAAAAACCAGTCTGGCCACCGAGGAATATATAATGGAGTGGATTAGCGTTAAGGATAGGTTGCCCGAACCATATGAATATTGCATAGTTTTTGCAAAAAAGGAAGGTGGAGAACCATCACCACTATCCATCGCACGACAGTATCAAGGAATGTGGGAAATGATGAGCGATCAAGATCAAAGCAATGCTGTGACCTCGGGCGATCTTACGTGGGGAATGGAAGGACATGAGGTAACTAACTGGATGCCTTTACCAAAACCCCCTGAGGACGTATGAGTGAATGGATAAGTGTTAAAGATAAGAAAGCCCCTTCAGGTAAAGATGTTCTTGTGACAGACGAAGAAAGGTGTTGGGTTGCACAAACATGGGATGAAGTAGACATTTTCTTAGCAAGCCACCCTGATTATAAAAGAATGCCAGAAAATGAATGGGGAATTCCATTTACGACATATTCTAAACCAACACACTGGATGCCATTACCACCACCACCCAAGGAATGAAAATGGAATGGATTAGTGTTAAGGATAAATTGCCTGATGGACATGACCGTGTTTTGGCTTTTTGTGATGAGGGTATTTATACTGGGTATTTATCTCCAATAAAAAGCTGGTTTTGTTCCTGTGAATGCTTCGAAGGATCTTATATCGAAGGCGTAACCCATTGGATGCCATTGCCACCGCCTCCAAAATAGCCTACTTTCTCTTATTGATATAATTAAAAGTTTTATGTATGGTGAGCCTTAAAGATATTTCTTTCTTTTGGAGGCACCATTACATTCTATTACCCCCCATGGAATAACAACCAAGAGCCTTCCCAAGGCAATATTCGTCAATGGCTTGATAATCTCTATTCAAAGTTTCAACCTATTGAACAATCGCGATGGAATCAATCCAACATCGACACGCTTTTCTATGCCGGTTCCCAGTCGTTCGTAAACCGCTTCTTTAATTTTAGCCCCACTACATCGCAACAGCAGTATTATTTCAATCTCATCCAACAGCCTGTGAACATGATTACAGGGTATGAGCGCCAACACCGTAAGACGTTCTCATATGTACCGACAGAGGGGGGCGACAGCCAAACGACAGACCAATATACGCGTTTGATGACGCATGTTATGAACGCGGGCAACCTTCATGAGTTGCGATCAAAGGCAAAGGAGTTGTCGGCCGTATCTGGAATGGTGCTTGTGCAGCCATATCTTGATTTCACTGGGGATGATGTTGCTCAGGGTGATCTCAAGATGAAGATATGGGAATATAACTCATTCATGGTTGACCCCTATTTCCGTAACCCTGACATGTCAGATGCCTCGTTTATATGGTGTCAGGAGTATATTTCTAAGCAAGAGGCTGAACAGCGCTTTCCTGATAAGATAAACATGGTTAGGCCAATGGCTGGAACCCCTCAAACATATGGTAGGTTCTATTTTTTGCCTGAGAACTACAACATGGCGCGCAACGATCTAATGGTTGTTAGCTATGTGTGGTACAAGTGGCGCGAAAAGAAAAAACGCCTTTACAGCAAGACTAGGAATCAATTCTTTGACTTCGCAGGTGATGATGCGCATTTAGAGGCTATTCTATATAACATCCCAGATCTTGAAGAGGTTAGCGTTGATGCACCATGTTGGAAGCTTGCCGTCGTTCTTAACGATCAGTTGATGTATCAAGGAAAGAATCCTCTTGGATTCGAGGGATGTCCTTTTGTCCCCTATTATTGGAACTATGAGCCACACATTAGCCAATTTGATTTACGCGTAAGATCGTTGGTGCGCACTATGCGCGACCCTCAGTTTCTTTTCAATTATAAAGTAATACAAAATAACGACATCGCTGCGGCTACAATTAACGCTGGCTGGAAACGTAAGGTGGGGGCTGTTGCTAACGAGGACAACCTTAAGAAGTCTGGCCAAGGTTGGGATATCCTCATTAACGAGGGATATGAGCTAACAGATGTTGAGAAAATTGTTCCTAGCGCAGTTCCAGAGTCAGATTTGGCATTGGCGCAACAAATGTCCGACCTTATCTATAATACCTCCGGTATCAATATGGAGAACTGGGCTGGTCAAAACGACAAGCAAATATCAGCCCTGACCTCATTGCTTAAATCAGCTGCTAACTTGATGGTGTTTCAGAAGTATTTTGACCAATGGGACTTTTCAGATAAACTGCTTGGAGAGCGTACTATAAGCCTTGTTTTAAATAATTGGAACGCGGAAAAGGTTCAACTTTATCTAGGTGAAGAGCCCTCACCTTACTTCTATAGCCGTATATTCTCTAAATATCAGGTTATTGTCGCCGAAAGCGATCTGACACCAACACAGCAGAACTTACAGGCCCAACAGATGTTTGAGGTTAATGAGCGTTTTGGAAGAGAGGTGTTCCCTCCTTCTAGGATCGTTCCTAAGTTAAACATCACCGGAAAAGCAGAGGCCGTTGAGTTCTTGAAACAACAGGAGCAGCAGGCTGCCGCGGTTAACGAGGAGGCCCAAAACCTACAACACGCCTTCGAAGATGCGAAGCTTAAAGAACTCTATACAAAGGCAACCGCTAATATGGCGATGGCTAGAGAAAGGCATGGAAGAGCTGAGGCCGACATCGGTCTATTCGAAGAGCGTCTATCAGAAATCACACAGAATCGCGCTATGGCAACAAAGGCGAAGATGGAAGCCCTTGAGAAGCTTGTTGATGTAATAGCTAAATATGGAGAGATTGAGACGTCTTTAAAGCTGAACAGCATTCAGTCGTTTGACTATGCAAATGAGCAGAAGGAGAACGTAGAAAAGGCTGAGGCAAAGCAAACCTCTCTTGCAAATGATTTTTTTATTAGTATAATGGGTAATCAAGGTGGGGGTCAGCCGCAAGAGGCGCCTCAGAACCTTGAAATGGCCATTTAAAAAAGGAAGGAATAAAATGTCAGGACAAAGAATTGATGACCACAGCTTTTGGGCTGGTGCTAAAGGGAAAGACGCAGTGTTTCCCGATGGTCCGCATAAGACTAAGTCATTTTCTTCTGCCGAGGGCGTAGCGCAGGTGTCTCGTTATGAAGATACAAGCGAAGCAATCAAATCTCAGCAGATGAAATCAAATGAAAAAGTGAAATCTCATCCTCGTAAGGACGGTTTCAGAAACTAACTTGTTGCCTGGTGCGTAGCCAGGCGACTTATACTCAAGGGGTATACTATATGAAGACAGGATTTAAGGGCCCTCTACAACCTAAACAAGAGCAAAAAAAACAGGCTCCTTGGGACTTTCGCATGCCTGAATACGATGAGAGAACAAGCTGCTACACAAATGCAGGATCGCATTATGGTGTAGGACAAAGACAGCCAGTTGGGCACATGAGTGGTGCCAAGGATGTAGTTGAGGCTCTCCCACAAGAAAAACGTGAAATGGTCTACGTAGGCCGTCGAACTAATCTACCGATTGACGTTCAGCAATGAGGTGGGTGCTTTTCTCGGATCTGTTTCCGCTTAATATGGGTTCCCTTATTACTCGACGAGAGGTCGAGAGCGGTGACTTATTAGAGAGCTGGCCGATCTGGGATGAGTCATTTCTTGATTGCGACATGACCCATTGGTGGGATGGCGAATACGATTTAAGCTGCGCCTCCCTCTTTTGGGATACCATATTTTCAGAACACAGCATATTTCCAGAGGATGATTATGAAAAAGAAAGCAACTCCCAAGACATTTCACACATCGAATAGCAAAAAGGGTATGGGTGACTCTTATGGGACAGGTCATCGCAACCCTATGGGCAAGTTAAAAGACGTCTCGTTCGCTCAGCCAGCCAAGACTAAGACTCTTGGCAAACCGCCTAAAGCTCTCGCATAATACGAATACTCTTGCGTTTTTTTATCATTTCCGACATCCTCTTTGATTCAGACAAAGTGGATGTCGGAATATTTGTAAGATAAAAATATAAAGTGGAGTAGGGATATGATTCAACTAGACCTTTTCGAGAAGAGTGAGCTTGAGGAATTCTTGCAGGAGCTTGCGAAAGTCAGAGAGAGTAATAATAAAGTTAGAAAATCTTTGTTTGCAAAACACGGAGAGCTTGCAAAGAATTATGTAGAATTGCATAACAGGCTTGAAGTCCTAGAGCGTAATATCTGTGGGACTGTCTAGAAGTTTTCAATAGCAATCTCATGATATGGTGTGGCCGCTCTTCCTATGGGGCGGTCTTTTTTATTGTTCTTAAATGACGACTTTTGACATGATCTAGCACAACCTTAAGGAGTGCTATGCGTGTTTTTGTTGTTCTGTTCTTTTTTTTGTGTGGTTCCCTAGTACAAGCGTGTAGCACTGAAAGGGTTCCACGGGGATGTTGTCCCCGTGGTGCTTTTTCTCGTTCTGAAAAGTATGCGCTAGATAATAGCGCAATGGACCCATATCATCAGCGTTAGAATGCTACTCCATAGGTAAGAAACACAAAAGGAGAGGCATTTACGCCTTTATTATGTGTTGTGTGATCTCTCCATCCTGTAGGTGATGCAATGTGCATCTCAACGAAATGGCTGCTATGTCCTTCTGACATTAGTACTTTTCCAATAACATAATCCGCGGAAATCATTCCCATCCAACGTCTATCTGCATTGTATAGCATTTCTCCGATACGTGCTCCAACGCCAATATAGGGAGCATTTTTGTCATCGTTAAGATAGTAATGAACAACACCATGCCAACTAAAATGATGTGATACACCAAGTGTGGCATATGTAATGGCAGAATCCCATCCTAAGTTTCCTTCCCATCGTTGTCTATATCCAACAGATAGGCATGGTGCCTTGTCGATAAAGTTAGCGCCTCCTGAAATGTATTTATACGATTCCTCGTTGCTTGATGCCAAGATTGGCTTACTGATACAGATCCCACACATTAATGTTAACGCACATAAGAGATATCTCATTTCCTTTACTCCTTTTTGGTTTATAGGTTAATGAAGAATAGGCCATAGGATAAACGTCTCCCAAATTCTAGTCATCTTAAATCAGGGATGATTAGTCCTAGTTTTTTAGTCTTTGCCGACTGCGAAATGTTCTTGTAGATGGCGTCAATTGCGGCATCGGGTAGATCGTCGGGCTCTGGTCTTTCCAGCTCTTCGATCTTGTTTTGGAAGTCATCTATGCTTTTAATAACAATGCTACTTGCCGTTACCTTTCCCTTTTCATATTGGGGCCAAAGCTCTTTTGACGGAATAATCCATAGGACTTTTAGCTCATCTGATCCAGGATATGCCTTAAAGAGCATTGAATTAGTCTGGGCTTTTGGCTTTGTAAGCCGTGGCTGCCAGATTAATCTCTTATTGAACCCATCATCGTCGGTCCTTGAATGGGCAAATATATAAAAAGCATGATCGCCAAATGGCCTTTTATTGATCATGTCTTGGCAGCATTCTTCGATGCTGAAGTTTTGTCCTGTAAAGTGCTTATATCTATCATGTGTTTCTAGTCTATCAAGTTTCACTTTGACACCAAATATAGATTTTTGTTTAATGCGCCTTGTAACCCTTTAACTCGCAGTCCTGCGTTATGGACAGAGGATATTTATGACAATACCCACACAAACCGAAGAAAAGCAACAGCAAACCGAAGAAAAACGGAATGACAAAGAGTATAACTTCAGACAGCTTGAAGCAAAGTACCACCGACAGCTTGAGCAGGAGCGTGAAGCTCGTTTGCACGCTGAAAGAGCTGCCCAAGAGGCAATGAGTCGTCAACAACAGGCCCATGATACAGAGGAAAATGATGATGAACCTTATGTCGATCACAAGAAGCTAGATAAGAAACTGGCTAAATTTGGTGAAAAGTCTAGGCAGGAGACTCAATCAGAGATTCAAAAAGCTGTCCAAACAGCTATCTATAAGGAGAGACAAGAGGCGTGGCTTAAAAACAATCCTGATTTTTCGGATGTTCTAGGGCATGCGGAGAAATTCGCAATGCACGACCCTGAGCTTGCAGAAGCGATCTTAGATATGCCAGATGGGTTTGAAAGGCAAAAGCTTGTCTATAAGAATATAAAGGCCCTTGGGCTTCATTTGCCGGAACAGAAGCAATCTACTATACAGGACAAGGTCGATGCTAATCGTAGAAACCCCTATTACCAACCAAGCGGAGTAGGAAGCGCGCCCTATGCTCAACAGGGTGATTTTAGCAATGCTGGGAAGCAGCAAGCCTATAGCAAAATGAAAGAGCTTCAACAGAGGATAGGTGTTAGATGATAATCGTCATTTGGGGAATGTGCATTTTGTTGCTTGGTGCGCCAGTCTTTCTCTTTGCTTATTTAATGTCATATACGAAAAAAGATCATAATACACTAAAAGAAGAATTCGAGATGTGGGCCTTTAATGGCCCTCTTGAAGGACGAGACAGAAAAGAGCTGGTTCGTAAATTCTGGAAT